CGAATATTTTGGCTACGCTGATATAGAGGTAGTAGAACATGACTGGAATCGTGTGACGCAAGTCCCAAAGACTTGGGAGATTAATCGTACCATCGGATGTGAAGCTGAGGGGGTTGTACCCTTACAGCTAGCATTCGATACTCATGCTAAGCGTAAGCTTAGAATGTATGGTATTGATTTATCCGACCAGTCTAGAAATAAGAGTCGTGCTTGGATATCCTCGATTAATGACGACGATGTCACTGTCGACATGAGGATGGCGTCTGATCTGGAAGCGTATAACCTAGTCGCTTGGGTTTTCCCAAGTGACTGGTTCGGCTTCCTTGACGACGTCAGGTGCCCTTTTTATAAATTCAAAAAGGACTCACCATACAAGTTCCGTTATGAAAAGTTTAGTTCCATGGGAAATGGAACGACTTTTACAACGGAGACTCTTATCTTCGCTGCTGCATGTCATGCAATAGGCGAACGTAATTATTCCATATATGGAGATGATATTATCATCTCTCGGAAAAATTACCCAAACCTTATGCGTTTGATGCGTTTCATCGGCTTTAAAATCAATGAAGGTAAAAGCTACTCTAAGGGACCCTTTCGGGAATCTTGTGGTGGCAATTACTTCAGAGGTGTTGATGTTACTCCGTTTTTTATCAGGAAACTCGATAACCGAAAGGCTATCTTGTCTCATGTTATTAACGGATTAGTATCTAAAGCCGAACCTCATGGTAAATTATGGCAATATCTAGCCAAACTCACAGTTGAGTTTGAACTGAGGTATGTACCATACAATGAGGATCCAATGAGCGGAGTGTACATTGATGTACACCACGCATACAGGATGAAACTTCTTCGATATCAGCGTGAGCTACAAGTAACACGATATAAGGCATATAAGCCAAAAGTGAACTTGTACCACGTTGCTAGTGAACGTACATTCTTCCTCTGGTGTCTCAGCAGTACGAGACAGCGCGAGGTGATTGACGATATCACTACTTTGGATAAGTATCGAGAAAGCAGCTGGGTGCCCACGACGTTAGTAAAGTACCGACGTACGTGGGTTCATTGGTATCCACCAGTGATGGCGGTACCCGGCCACATCTTCATGTGGTCGGACTATCTGCTCGCCCGTAAGGGCTAGGAGATATACCCGG